GTTTTTACACCCACTCTAATGCCAACGCCGCTACCGCGGCGTTTGAGTGTTTGTTTTATTTTGCCGGCTGCGGCTTCAGTTAGAGTCAGCATGTTTCTTTCTATAGTCTTCTACTGCTGCCTTAATCGCATCTTCAGCAAGTATTGAACAGTGTATTTTGACCGGAGGGAGGGCGAGTTCTTGTGCAATCTCTGTATTTTTAATACCTGCTGCCTCGTCAAGAGTACGGCCTTTGACCCATTCTGTGACAAGAGAACTTGATGCGATCGCCGACCCGCATCCATACGTCTTAAAACGGGCGTCCTCAATAATACCGGTTTCGTTGTTTACCTTTATTTGTAATTTCATCACATCCCCGCAAGCAGGTGCCCCAACCATACCAGTGCCAACGGTATCATCAGTAGAGCTAAAACTGCCCACATTTCTGGGATTTTCATAGTGGTCCAGAACTTTGTCCGAGTATGCCATATAGATTACATCCTTATTAGTACTTCTTGATAGGATCCATTGACCAACATTAGTTGTTTGCGATATGCTACCCCATCAATATAAACAATATCGGAAGATTGCTGCACAACCACAGGAGGCTGTTGTACGACCACTGGAGGTCTGGTAATGGCATAAACTGCTGCTCCGCCTATCAATGCCGGTGCAACCCAACCCCAGGTATTATGTCCGTGATGATGACCATGGTAATGCCTATGCTGTGCACTCACTACAGTGCTTACGAACAGCAGCATTAGCAAAAATATTTTTTTCATAACAATCTCCTAGCATTGTATATTATACAACGCCTGCTGTCAATGATTTGTTTACTTCATTCCGCGTTTCATTGCAGATTTAGCCATTTTGTTAACAACTTGTTGAGCTTGTGGTACACTCATTTTGGTAGGTCCAATTTCTGCACCTTTGAATGTAATCATGTTAGAATTTGGATCCAGTGGCTCTAGTACTCCGTTCAAAGGAGGTTGAGCGATCAAACCTCCCAGAGTAGCCGGGGTAATATCGATTCCTAGACTACGAGCCAGCTGGATAAAGGTATTTTGGTTTATTTGCTTTTGAGCGTTGGTATCTTCTGCTCGTCCAGCAAGAAACTGAACAAGGCCCACCAACTTGTTTGGGTCAGCACCTTGATCAACTTCGTCGATTCTCATTATCTACGGCCGCGACCCAATTCGGCTTTGCCGCCCATTTCGGCTTCGTCACCAAAGTCAGCAGCAGCCAGTTCAGCACCTGCATCGGCGCCCATTTCAGCACCTGCATCGGCTCCAGGTGCACCAGCAACCTCCGCACCCAAATCGGCACCCATTTCGGCGCCAACGGCAGCAGCATCCATGCCAGGAACAGCAGGAACATTAGTACCAGTTACAACGCCAAGAGCTTGATCAAGTTGTGCCTTGGCAGCCTGCAGGTTCTGTACCAGTCCTGTGAGTGCGGCTGTGACATCGCTGTTGAATTGTTGAGCTTGATCAATACCAACTTGGTTCTTGATGGAGTCGACCAGGGCAGGCAGTTCTTTGAATTGTAGCTCTGTGGTATCTTCTAACATACTCTGCATTTTGTCCACCATGTCTTGAGCAGCCAAAACTACTTGAGCTTGTTGAACTTCTGATTCTTTCAACATGCGATATGCACGACGCAAACGATTTTCTGCCATGGACAACATGGTTGGGTCATTCATTTGTTTTTGCAATTGAGAAATCTCGGCTTGTTTGGCTTTGATGGTATCTTGGATTTGCTTTTTCTTCTGCTGTACTTGTGCGGCCTGTAAACCGGCTTGTGCTTGAGGATTGGCACCAGGTGCAGGTGTTGTAGTGGATCCAGCAGCTGGCGCAGCTGCTGCTGCCAATGCTTGCTCTAGCATGACCATTTTCAAGTAAGCAGGATTCTTTTCACTTTGATGAAAAGCTGGTGATCGACGTGTTTCGTTGAGTGCACCACGAACTTTGATTAGTAGTTGACGAGCTTGGCCAGGAGTTAGTTGGTCAAACTGAAATCGAGAACCAAAGTAACTTTCAAATACTTTGGCAATTTGTTGTGTTGGCTTGTTAGCCGTGAATTCTTGCAGTTTCATTATTGAATCCTCTGATCTGAATATATTTAGCCGAATTAATACATTTCTCTAATTCAGCCATGACCATTGTGTGCTGATCAATCTTTGTCTGTATTTTAGTATGTACTATTTCTGCAAAATCTTCTGTACGTCCTCGGTTGCCCAGTGTTTTGCGAGTGTTTATATCTGCTTCTAGTATTTGCTGTTTGCGATCTAGATTCAATATCTGTATTGCCAAGTTGAGATGATTCACACGGTCTGCTATACACCAGCTAATTGCTGTACGCTTGTTGGCAAATTTGTGGATTTCTCTGTCCCAAGTTTCCACAGCAAATTTATTTTCTTTGGACTTGATGTAATATTTTCCAAACACAACATATCCGCCGGCTTGATCGTCTATGATCATTTTGTGCAGATTGCGACCTATTTCACGCTCTGCCCATTGCTCTATTTTTTGTTCTGTATTCATTGAATGTAATGAGTCAATAAGTATCCGCAAGCACCTGCAAGTGTGGCTATGATTCCAACTCCCCACTTGATCAATCGATCATTGGTTTTTTCTGACATTTTGCTCACTGTTTCTGACAGATCTTGAACCATGGTTTTGGTCAAGGTCACGTTGAGCTCAACTGTTTCTAATTTGGTCTCTAGCAATTTGTATCGTTCTGCACACAATTCTACATGTGCTTCAAGGCTTTTCTTTTCGATTTCTGTGGTGGAGCTCATGCATTATTTACCGTTTCAAACCAAATATTTTTATGAACGCCTTGAACTATCAATTGTGGTTCCAATCCTTTGTTTTCTGTCAGTCCTGTTATCATCGGTATACCGGCACACTCATAAAGTAAAGCGTCTGTGTTGCTTTCGTCACCGGTAGCACTGTAAACACCCGGTGTTTCTACTTCAAATTCAAAAGACCAACCATGGTCTGTTTTAGTAGGATATTTTACTATGGTTGGCAAAGCTCGCAAACTGATCATTTGCAACAATGTTTCCCAGTTTCTTTGTTGATTACGACTGAAATTCCATTGTTCTTGATCCACAATAGTTTTTTCATTTCTATCGTTGATAGGTAATTGAGCTACACGAAAGTTGCCAGTAATTCCGGTACAGGTACAATCAAACAGTGTGCGGCACAATATCTTCATCGTGGAATATTTACAGCAAACAAAAACCCCGGAGGTTTATTTCCGGGGTTGTTTGAATCAAATGAGATTTGATTAAGAAGTAGCTAGCTTGAAACCAACGTTGGTAGCACTGTCTAATTGATAGCCAGTGTATGTAATGTTGGCAGCACTCAAGAAGTTAGCAGCACTGACTGTAGCGTTACCAGCAAAAGCACCAGTAGGATAAACACCAAAACTGATTTGAACGCCATCAACCTGGTACATTGCAACAGTAGCAGTTTGTTGAATTGATTGAATAACGTTGGCCACGTACTCTTGCACACCTTGTTCTGTAGCAACACTGGTGTTAGCAGTTACTTGGAAGAAGTCCAGTTTTGGGCCTTGTGGCTGAACTGGGGTACCAGATGTGCTAGCAGAAGCAGCAACAGGACCGTTTTGAACGTCTAATGCAAATACTGGTTGTGCATCACCATTTGCGGGGGTATAATATGCCATGATAAATTTCCTTTAAGTTAGTGGTCACAGTGGACCTGCAATTATTTAGTCAAAAAGAAAAAATTACGCCTGTTGCGGATTGTTTTGGGCCCGGTTTCTAGCAGTGAAATCAAAGCGGTTTACTGCTTTGGCATAGCCAGCAGGTGTGGCCATGACCCAGCCTTCGTGGCCAGGATCTTTAAGATCCAACTGTCTTAATATATCCAGTTTAAGATCATGCAAGTAGATAAAGATTGTAAACGCAGCAGCCAGGCCATCTGTGTTGCTGCGTGGGCTGTTTAAATACTCCACAATGTTGTTGAACTTGCGTGGTGTAACTTTGGTCTGAAGCCACTCTCCAAAACCGCCCAACAAGTTGTCAAAGTTTCCAGTGCGAATTCTGGCATTGATATAGTCCACGCACAGCTTGGCCAAGTCAGTGATTTGCTGTGCCTTAAGTTCAGCTGGATTAAACAATGTGTCAATAGCAGCCCCCTTGCTGCGAATAATAGCACGTATCTGTTTAACTAGACCGGGCTCAGCAGTCATCTGTTTGCCAGCAATGGGTTCAATCAATAACAGTCCCGGAACATCATTGAATCGAACTCTACTTATCGGCTGTCTAGCATCGCCTTGGTCAGCATACATTGAATGCATGGCAATGCCAATAGTACTGTTACCAATACGCTGTCCTAAACTTGACTTGGCAGGAATACGATACTCCACTGTATTGGGC